GATGCAGTACTAAGAGCAAGAAAGAATGACTTCCCCGTCAACGAGAAATCACCTCTTATTATAGGATGTGATATAGCTAGGAGTGGTAGCGATTCAACTTGTTTTGTATGGCGAAAAGGAAGACATATACTCAAATACGTAAAATATCAAGGATTAAGAAGTGACGAAATAGGATATAAGTTAATCGAAATTATTAAGAAAGAGCACCCAGCAAAGATTTGTATTGATGGAACAGGTGGTTTTGGATGTGCAGTAGTCGATTTCCTTAGAGATAAAGGATATGAAGCAGAAGAAATTCATTTCTCAGCTAAACCTTATAGTGAAGAATACTTTAATCGAAGAGCAGAGATATATGGTGAATTAAGGAACTGGTTGGATGGTGAAGTTTCTATTCCTGATGACGATGACATTGAAACAGATTTATGCTCGTTTGGCTTTACCCATAGAGGGGAAAAGATATTGCTTGAATCCAAAGCAGATATTAAGAAACGAATAAGACGTTCGCCTGATATTGGTGATGCACTCGCATTATGCTTTGCCGTGCCACTTAACAATTTGGCATATAACGAAGGGGGTATGCGTAGTATTTGGGAAGAAATTAGAAGACAGAGCATTGATTTCCCAGATTATAGTTGGTAACAACCACTTGTATAAATAGCAAAGGGGATATCCACTACTAATAGATATCCCCTTCTAATCACATTGTGCAGGAGGTACAACATGACTAATACTATTTATCAAGAACCGAAATCATATACATATCTATGTATTCATAGAGAAACTGGAGGTTTTTATTTTGGCTGGAGGAAAGCGAATAAATTACCAGCAATTTATGACCTTGGAACCAAGTATTTTACTAGTTCAGAACTAGTAAAGTTATTTTGGAACGAATTCGATTTTCATGTTTTGTTAGAAGATAAAGATTATAACAAAACCTATCTCTATGAACAGGAATTAATAAAAGAATTCTGGGGTAGCCCATTACTTTTAAATGCTAATCATACTGGACCTAATGGAATGATGATATTTAATCGTGATTCTTCAGGTAAACAAAATAGCATGTATGGAAAGAAACACTCTATACAAAGTATTGAAAAAATGCGGATTAACAGGGCAGGGATACCTTCATGGAATAGTGGTCTTAAAGGTTCTCAAAAATATCAAACATTCTGTTGTGTCAAGTGTTTTAAGGAAATAACAACAAATAACTTCACTCAACATACCATAAGCTGTAAGGGATTACAGATGGATTATCCAAAACCCAAAACAATATTATGTATTCACTGTAACAAAGAATTTGACGTGGTGAATTTTAAAAGGTGGCATGGAGATAATTGTAAGTTCAAATCTGGTGACATTTATGAAACCATAAATACACAATAGCAATTTACCGGAATACGAAATTGGCAAAATTATCAAGGAAAATGACAAAAGATGAATTGGTATCAATCATCGATAGTCATATATCATCAGGGAATGTTTATTCTACTACAGTTACTGCAGACAGAACTAAAGCACTTAAGTATTATGATGCAACACCTTATGGAAATGAAAAGAAAGGTCGTTCAACATATGTATCATCTGAAGTATTAGAGACAATCAGTTGGGCATTACCTCAAATTATCAAGATATTTGAAAATAATGACGGGCTAATCAAGTTTGACCCTGTTGGACCTGAGTCTGTTTTAGATGCTGATATTGCAACTGAGTATTGTGAATATGTACTAAATAAACAGAATAACGGATTTCAAATTCTTTATAACTTCATCTTTGATGCACTCCTTCAGAAGAATGGTGTAGTGCAAGTCTATTATGACTCAACCAAAGAATATCAACGAGAAGAATTTGAAAACCTAAATGATTTTGAGGTCACTCAAATCTTATCCCAACCTGGGGTAGAAGCAGTAGAAAGAGAAACAGTGGTAGAGGAAGGAACCGACCCTCTGACAGGGATGTCAACCACGACTAATATTCATAACTTAGTCATCAAACGACTAAAGAATGGAGGCAAAGGTAAAATTCGAGTGGAGAATATCCCACCTGAAGAATTGATTGTCTCAAAACAAACTCGCTCACTTAACTTAGATGAATCCCCTTTTGTAGCAAGAAAGGTCAAAAAGACTATTAGTTGGCTACGGTCGCAAGGTTATAAAGTAGATGATGATATATCTGATGCTGAGAACACACCAGAAGCATCAGAAAGCATTCAACGAAATGCAGTTGATGGAAACTATTCCTCAAATTACGATGATGTGTCAGACCCTTCTATGAGGTTAGTCACCGTAGTCATTGCTTACCTTCAAGTCGATTTTGATGGAGATGGAATTGCAGAATGGCGAAAGGTTATCAAAGTTGGCAATAAGGTTCTTGATAATGAAGAATGTTATGTTCAACCATTTGTTAGTACCTCACCAATGCCAATGCCTCACAAATTCTATGGCAAATCACTTGCTGATTTAGTCATGGATTTGCAATTATTGAAGTCAATGATTATGAGGGCAATGCTTGATTCTTTTGCATTCAATATCAATCCAGCTAAAGCAGTCAATGTCAATAACCTAGTTGATATAAATGACCTGCTCAATACTAATCCTGGTCATTGGATTAAGTTTAGAGGTGATACTAATAATGCTATCTACTCATTACCAAGTAACGGAGTGGGTGCTGAAGCATTCCAGTTGTTAGAGTATGTAGATAACATCAGCGAAAGTCGTTCAGGTATCTCTCGATACACTCAGGGCATCGATTCCAATGCATTCAATAAAACTGCTACAGGCACTCAAGCAATTATGAATGCCAGTCAAGAGAAGTTGGCATTGATTACAAGAATTATTGCAGAAACAGGTGTGGCTGAAATCTATAAAAAGATACTCAAGGTTGCAACATTGTTTATCAAGCAAGAGCAACTCATTCAAGCAGGTAGTGTCTTTGTATCGGTTGACCCACGAAAATGGATGAACCTTGAAACTATTACAGTCAATGTAGGTAGTGGAGCACTTGATAAACAAGCATCATTAGCACAGTCTCAACAAATACTTGGAATGCAAACTCAATTACTACAAGCAGGAAGACCTGATTTAGTAGCAATGGTTGATGCTGAAAAGATATTCAATGCCGGTGCTCACATGCTGAAATCAATGGGCAAGAAGAATGTATTTGATTACTTCAATGACCCTAAGTCACCTCAGTATCAGCAAAATATGCAGGCTATTTTGCAGTCTCAGCAACCACCTCCACCTGACCCACTTATAGTGACTGCTCAAATTCAAGCACAAACTGCTCAACAAAAAGCACAACAAGAAGCAATGTTGAAATCAGCAGAATTTGAATTAGATGTTCAGAAAGACCAGCTAACTTATGAATTGAAGAAACTCGAACTTGAATTGAAATATCAAGTTGAGTTAGAGAAACTCAGACAAGCACAAGCAGACCAAGATTTAACTATATTGCAAAATGATATAAATGAAATCGGTAAAATAAGTGCGAACACCATTTCATTAGATAAGAATGAAATGGATGCTATTCATAAATCTGGGTTTGACCAGCAACAAATGATTAATTTAGAAATAATTGACCAATTGAACGAAATGAAGAATGGTGTAGACACTATTACTAAACATATTAATGCACCTAGAAAAATCATATTTGATGATAAAGGTGACCCAATTGGTGTAAAACCTGATTTTGAAGAAGATAAGTAACGATGGCAATAACATTTGGAAAGCAAATAAATATTGATGGAAGATATCGTGGGACAAGCGGAGGTACGGTTCATACTTTACTGACCTCTTCTTATGCACCATATACTGCAACTTTAGTTGCAGGTGACTATTTGTTATTCACACAGAGTAATTTAAATGGTGGTAAATACTCAAGATTGGTATTCAATGTGGCGACTGCTGCTGTAGGTACAGTAACTGGTGTATGGGAATATTGTCAATATAATGGAAGTACAAGTATTCCTGTTTGGGTTGCATTATCAAATGTAGTTGACCAAACTAACGGATTTACTACAGCTGGATCAAACTTGACTGTTTCTTTCGATAGACCGGATGCAGAATGGTCAAACCGGATGAACCCTGGCCATAACACAATATGGTATCATTGGAATATTCGTTTTAGAATTACCTCTATATCAGGAATGACAAATTATGGTTCAGTAACAAGTACAGAAAGTTGGCACCCAAATTATCAATTATCAGGTTCAGCAACTCATACATTTGATGATATATATCAAAATGATTTAGCAAATGGGCGAGGATATATATCGAAAAATGGAACTAATCAATATTACTTCAATACAACACTTCATTCGGATTCAAGTTGTACTATTGTAACTAAAAATGATTATGTCTATTTTGGTAGAAATCACCACATGGTGAATTATGCAGTTTTATTGGCTGGAGAAATAGATGCAACTACTGGTCTCACTGTGAACGGGTCGTCTATTATATGGGAAGTTTATAACGGTGATAAAAATAACTGTTTCTTTGGTTGGTCACATTCACAATTATATGATTCAACATTTGGATGTATATTATTAGGTGGCTCGCTGGCTTCACAAGGATTTTGGGGTGGGGGTTTTGGTTCAGTTCCAGCACAAACTGTGAAAGATTGTAGGTTATTTGGTGCAAGAAGTTATGCTTTTCACTCGGCATCTAATATTCTTAAAGGTGTTAAGTGTACAGGTGCCCATACTGAACCTTCTGGTTCAACATTAATTGAACTTGAGTTCGGTAACTCAGCGTTTGCAACGAGAAATTCTAATACTGCTTCAACTTTTTATCTTCACAGACCTGATGTTAGTAAAATGTGGGTTAATACATCTAACCCATATCAAATAAGTAACGCAGGATGGGTAGAGAATTGGGTAGATGCAAAATATAAAAGCAACCAGGACTATGCTGCATTTGTAAGATGGAACTCTCCTACATCAGCAATGGGTTCATTTATGAGTGCAAGAGTAAAGTTTTTGTCAAGTTTAGAACTATCAGTTGTTAGTGAAAATAATGTCGGAATACCTGGAGTTGAATGCAGGGTGAAATCTGTAGGAACAAATTTATTATTTTCATCAAATTCAAATGGATATATTGGCGAAGTAGGAGGAACAGTAGTTACTAATGCATTGAATACCTCTTCATTATTTTATTTTTCAGGATTTAATGGGTCTACTTATAGATATAAAGAAATAATAATGACATCAGGTGCATTAAAAGGGCAACGCTCAGTCATTCATGCTGGAGCAACTAATAATATAACCCTAGCAGAGCCATTTACTGGGGTTCCTGCATCAGGTGATAACTTTGTAATTATACCTTATGTTAATTTTGGTTTTAACAAACCAGACCCAACCCAATTGGCTAATCAATCAAAAAATGGTCTTTATACATATTTAGGACCATTCACAATAGAAATAAGTAAATCTGGATATCAAACTATTTCAATCAATGACAATTTGACAGAACCATTTAAGAACAAAATAGTATTACCAAGACTAAATGTTATTATAGACCAAGAAGGGGCAATATGAAATATAAGACTAATGAATCAACATATATTATGGCGAATTTTTCCGATGCAGGTGCTTCTATACTAATTGATGTATACGATCTAGCAACTGATGTAAAGATAATAACAGCTGACCCTATGTATCAAATCCTTGGATTAGAAGGCATATACAAATATAATTTTTCTGCACCAGCAGGTCAATATCTTTGGGTTGCATCTGATTTTGACACCGGACTAATAATCAAATATGGAAAAATAATAGTAGGTCAGGGTGAAGATAGATTGGACGAACTTCATAAAATACATGGTCTTGATTCATCATCACCAATGTCTGTTTCTGCAACTTCCAGAACCTCAGGTACTATTAATCAAACCATTTCAGGTTCATCGACTGTAACTGTTACTAGAACATAATAAGTGGCTATTAATCAACTTCAAGTAGCAACGCAAGGATTCATTGGGAGACTTCCAAGCGGAATTTATTCGCATGGGTTTATTGATGCTGCAATTATTATCCCACAGGTAGGTGGTAGTAGTACTAAGCAAAAGAAAAAGAAAAGAGTTCCTAAAAAGAACGAATTGCCAATTGTAATACTTGTAAATGAAGATATAGCTATTGAGCAAGTTATTGAGCAAGATATTGAGCAAGTTATTGAGCAAGTCAACGAACCACCTTCGATTAGACTAGAGCCAATAGCTATACCTAATGTTATTAGGGCAATTAAGCCAAACTTTGATTTTGTACCTTATATTCCTGAAGATAATATTGATGTTATAGGATTGTTACAAGAGCAGGCAAAGAAGAAAAGACAAAAAAGAATAACAATGCTTTTATTATCAATATAAATACATATTTGAATTGAAAGTAACTTATGAATGAATAAAGACCAACTTATTGAACAAGGTAATCAAGCAAAAGTTCTACTTGAACACCCACTATTTGCAAAGATAGTTCAGGAATATGAATCTCGCTTGATTGCATCTTGGAAATTTTCAGAAGGCTCATATGAGAGGGAGAATATCTGGCTAGAATATAACACACTTAAGAAAGTAGTAACTGAAATTAGTTTAATGTGGCAGAAAGCACACGAATTATTAAACGAACAAGAACAATCCGAATAGGAACTCACTCGTTAAAGGAATTAACATGGAAGATTTAGAATTAGAAGATATAAACTTTGTAGACCAACTTGCAAACATCTTGAATGAAGAAGAAGAACCAATTGATGAACCAGAACCAGAACCCACTCCTGAACCTGAATTAGCTGAAGACCTCCCAATCAAGATTAAGTATAAAGGTGAAGAATTAGAAGTACCTTTATCAGAACTAAAGAATGGTTATCAACGACAGGCAGACTACACACATAAGACACAAGAACTTTCTCAAGAACGTCAGGAAGTCACTAAGCAGAAGCAGCAATGGGATGAATATATTAGCTCCATACCTGTGTTAGCAAATGTAGCCCAACAGAATACTCAGCAAGCACACGAAGCACTCTACTCTGAAGACATGATGAAGTTGGCTCAGAATGACCCAGCTGAATATGTTGCAAAGAAAGCAGAACTTGAAAGAGTGATTATGTCTAATCAGCAATCACTTGAACAGATGGCTGGACATTGGGATGCACATCAAAATGAATTGAACTCAACTATTCAAGCATTCAAAGCACAAGAGTTTGAACAAACTAATAACCAATTCACTAAAGAATATGGTGAAGATTGGACTAGTGGCAAAATTTATAAAGAACTCATTGATTATGGTCAAAAGATTGGATTTCAGAAAGCAGATATTGATTCCCTTTCTAATTACAATATCATCAATACTTTACACAAAGCAAAGTTATATGATGACCTAGTCAATAACAAATCTTTAGTTCAAAAACAGGTGCAAAAGATACCACCTAAAACCACTAAGATACAAAATGATGGTGATTTAGAAGATGATTTCAAAACTAAACGAAAATCAGCATTGAAAAACTTTGAACGAGGTGATGACTCTGATTTGGCATCACTTATTGCAGGACTTTTATAAGGATATAACATGGCAAAAACAATTGATAAAATCTCTGAATTCGAAAAACAATTTGCTGAGTATAAAGCATACGGTATTAGATTGAATTCAGTGACAGGAACAGTAACACCAGAAGAAGAAGCAACTTTATCTGAAAGTTATCCTCAACTAGCATTCAAGAAAACTGGTGAAGAAACTATTACTTTCAATCTTTCAAAT